ACTGCTTAGAAGGCAGTTGTTCTATCCAACTGAACTAAAGCTCCAAATAAAATCAATCTTCTACTTTCGTTAGAGTGACCCTGTCTCCTACTTGAAAGTCAGGAGCGGAATCAAACCAAATGGCCATTTCAACCATGTAACCGTATTCGTCCATCAGACGTACTTTCCATCCATCATTTTCTGAATACCTCATAAAGCCCACAACTAGAGAACTCTCATGACGTATAGCAGCACACCCACTTAACAGTATTGCTACCAACACCAAAATGACTAAAAACCTTTTCATTTTTCCTCCTTAATAATTCGGAGTGGCTGGAGTCGAACCAGCGTATCTGTCCGTCCAAGGGACTGCGTAAGCCTCTCACGCTACACTCCGTGGAGCGAAAACCTTTAATTGGCATAAACGCATCGATTATGCCTAGGAAACCTCAGCTACTCACAGCTCGTGTATTTTGCTACATCGGAGCTACCGATCATGCGGCGAGAACGGATTTAAAGACGTTTGCCCCTTTCGGAAAAACTGACTACTGCTACCAATTAAAGATTTTCGAATTGCGCCTACTAGGATTCGAACCTAGATGCCGAAGCGAGTGATTTACAGTCACCGGAGCCACCAACTGCTCAATAGACGCATGATTTTACAGACCGCCAAGGACTTGAACCCTGACCAGAGGGGTTGGAGCCGACTGTGCTACCAATTACACCAACGATCTATGAAATAGTCCTACCGGGACTTGAACCCGGGATGCCAGGATGAAAACCTGATGTGCTAACCACTACACTATAGGACCAAAAATTAAACCTTCTCTATCACCTACTCAAGACTAATCTACAATCAGATGTCCATCTCTTTCTGTTCATACTTAAAGTATACCTGTTTATTTCAAAAGTTTTTCAAAATAAACAATAAAAAAGCCACTCCGTTAAGAGTGGCTGAAAATTCAATAACACGCAATGTTATGAAACGCCACCTCGGATAATTCCTCTCTTATATTCTGAAAAATTGTTTTTCCAGTTGAGTGGAGAGGTTGTTAAACTGTTATTTAAAATCGTTTTCATATTCATTACCCTATAATAGTTGATATTAAATAAAAAGTAAATACTTTTTAGAAAATATTTTTCTTTTTAAGATAGATTTCTCTATAAACTTTTACCCTTCAAGGATTCTCCCAATTCTGGAAGCTCTTTCAGAAGTTCATCAATACTTTCATACTGTTCATGATATTCATCTTCAAAAGGATTCTTTGCTGTCCATAACACAAGAATGGAATTTGGGTTATGTGGAAAAGTTGTACTTGTTAGTACCGGGAGATCACTAATTGCTTTCATCAGTTTTCTCCCAGAATCAGACTTTCCACAGGAGGATCACATTCAGTGAACTTATTTCCTTCCACCTTAAACCACTTATGGTTCTTTGTTCCTGGGATAGATATCTCTATAATATCCTTGTCTTCCAGTCCTCGGGAGATTTTTTCAGATACAAACTCATTCCAGTAAGGATGGTTTTTCCAGTAAACTTTTTCTTTCTCTGTTCTACCTGTAGACTGGGAATAAGCAACTACTTTATGTAGAATATCATTCAGTTGGTTCTTAGAAAACTCATCTTTTTCAGTCATGTCCAATGGAAGATTATCCACGTGGACTGCTACATTCCTATATACATCGGCGAACCGAGTTCCTTCATTATCTTCTATTCTATGCTTTAAAACTATCTTTGTCATTTTTGACTCCTTAATTTATTTAACCTAATATCATTATATACTATGTTGAATGAGAAGTAAAGCTTTTTTATTAAAAATTTTCTTGAAAGAAAAACCCCTCTTGCGAGGGGCTTGTATGGCTTTATCTATTTATCAGTCTGAATAATTAAGATTCATACAGTCTTTTGCAAGAAACCGAATTACACTTTCAGCCCCGTCAGTGATAGCATATAGATAAGCCTTTTCCAGAAGATCGTTTAAATCATCGAATGATTTACCTTCTTCAATGATTGCATCAACGTAGCGATAAGTTCTTCCTTTTTCTTCCCGAAGCCAATCTACCAGCTCATTATATGACATTGAACCTGAGTGATCATTTTCTACAGCGGTTGAAATGAAATCTTTAGTAATATCTATTTCTTCAATATCACTAGACTCAGTTGCGGCATCTTCCACAAGATCCATAGCAATACTCATTGATTGTTTCCCAACGGAATAAGGGAATCCAGAGGGTTCACGGAAATTCTTAATGCTGTTTCTACACCAATCAATAACTTCTTGTGGAGTTTCAGCCATGAAGTTTCCTTCCTGGATCACAATTCTGTCTCCCTCTTCTAAAGTAATGTCTGTTCCAGGGAGTTGGAACTCTTCTTTGATTTCTATCTGTTTCACTGACTACTCCTCTCTAATATACAAATAGGATAGAACATCATAAACTAACTCAGATACTCAGCTAGAGTACGATAAAAATTCCTCTCTAGAGCAGGATTATTAATCACATCCTTGACTCCTTGATAGATTTCACTTCCGAAGTATTCGGCTGCGGAGGTTATGTCGGACTCTTGTTCTATATATTGTGATATAAGACTATTAACTATAGATTGACGATTCTCATCAATTCTTTTTTGCTCTGATATTCCTATGGTGTCACCAGCCTCCAGAATAATCTCTGTTCCCGGAATTTGGAACTCTTCTTTGATCTCTATCTGTTTCATTTATTTTCTCCTTAAAGTTTAATAGTTGAGATTTAACTCTTAATTACAAGTTTATACTTTATTTAATTCTTCGCATATGATAATAGTTATAGGAAAATAAAAAAGCACCCCGAAGGGTGCTTTCAATATTTCTAGCCAGAAGGCTTAGATATTGGTCAGGTTGATTCTATCCTTAATGACCTCAGAATATCTTTTTGCGGTCTTGTCCATAACACCATCCTCATATATTCCCTCTTCAGAAATACGAAAAACTTTGTATCCTCTATTCATAAGAAATATATCTCTTAAAATATCCTTTTCCTGCTGTTCTTCATTATGCCAGTAAACCCCATCAAATTCTATAATAACTTTAATGGATGGGATACAGAAGTCAACAAACATATTGCTCTGACCAAGCATGATTCTCTCATCCGTTCTTAGACCAAAAGGTTTTTCATTCTCAGCATAAAGACATTCTTTCTGGAGTTCCTCTGGTAAATGGGAAATGATCTTTTCGAAGAGTTGCTTAGATACTTTTGAATAACCGATATCTCTATTTCTCATTATATCATTCCATCGTCTTTCTCCTTCTTCTCTTCCATACTCGTCTATATAATATTGTTTTGTGGAGTGATACTTCTTTAAAACACTTTGTTTCTCACGATTTTTAGGGTCAGAATAATATTCTCTCATTTTACGAGAATACTCTTCCCGATCTCTTGTTTTCCACATGTCTTTTATACATGTCTCATACACTCTTCGCGATTCAGGGTCTTTCCATCTTAGTTCTATACTTTCAGAAAGTTTCTTACTATAGGTATCCTCTCTAACTGCGCAATCATGACATAGATCAATTTCACCTAATCCAGATTTCTTTCGTTCTCTCCTCTTAAGGATTATATTGTAATACTGTACGGGTTCAATGAAACCACACCTATCACATACTTTCTGAACTCTTCGATTTGACATCGGAGCGATCCTTTCCGTTGGAACTAGATAGTACGGGATAGTCATATCCTTGCGTTTTTCATAGTGGATGGTTTTGTTTACGGTTGGTAAACCAGCGTAGAATGGATCAGTCTGTTTGTTTTTCTTGATTAGAATAAAATTGTTACGTATCAATGTTTTCTCCAAAGTTTTAGTTTTTAAGCGATTGCCGTCGCTTTATTTAATAGTAGAGAGGTTAGAAAAGACTTGGAGAATCTTTTCAACAGGCGGCAACCTGCTGTCCCTCTCTAATAAATAGTATATAATAAAAAAGACCCCCAGTAAAGGGGGTCCAGTTCAGTATTTAAGGAATTCCTTAAATATTGGTAAGGTTGATTCTGGTCAAGTAACGACCGTTCAGAACGCGACCATCTCCGAAATGTGCCATACCGGTCTCTTTGTAGAAGTTTTTGTGTTCAAGAGTCTGAGTCTTGTACAGAGGGATCAGAGATCCGAATGCCAGAGAAACATCTTCAGGAACATTTTCATTCTTATAGATACCCATCAGTGAGCTGTCATCAACAATAGTTGAAGGAGCTTTGTAGATGTCCATACCATCAAGAGAACCGACTTTATGGATTCCAACTTTAGGTTGAGCACCGGCAGCGCTAAACCGTTTGTGGAGTTTCAGGTAGTTCACAGCTTTTGGTCCACCAACAATTTTGGATACTCCACCACGTTGCAATGAAGCAAAGATGGTATCAGCAGCATCGTCAATTGCACGACTCAGGTTAGTAGCCTTGTCAGTTTCGGTTTCACCAGCAGAAAGAGTACCGTCAAAAGTAACAGCGGTATTTCCACCAGAAGCTCTCCATGCCATTCTTACAGCCTGAAAGTCCAGAGCTTTCTTAAGCTCGTCACCAGCACCACGAATTAAGGCATCTTCTGCATCAATGTTCAGAGTAGTATTGATCAGAAGTTCTGTCATTTTACTCCAAGAAACATATAGAGGCATAGGCTTAACACGGAACTGATAGTCTCTTAACTGAAGTTCTACAGAACCAAGTTCGTCGTAGTTAGCCGCAACTTCGGAATCGTAGTTCCAGATGAAAGTAAGAACTTCAGTTCCACCAGCAGAATCAGTTACGTCGTATTCACCGGTAGTATAGTTGATAGTACCTGTAAAGGTAGTTCCAACAAAGTTTCCAGCACCGTCATCAGCCGCAACAGGAACGCCGTCACGAAGGATTTTTACACTGAAAGGTCTCATGGGAAGTACACCGGTTAAGGTTCCAGCCAGAGCACCAGCAGTCATTGCGCCTTCGGTTTCTTCTTCAATTTCAGAAGAATATCTGTAAGCATCACTTTCGTGAGTTACATCACCAGCATCAGCACCACGAGCAGTTTTCTGGTAAACGGGTGATAAGTAGTAAATACTATCACGAGCAGTTTCCATTGCCCATTCCAGGAATAGTTCTCCACGAACACTGTTGGGATAACCTAAACGAACTACACGTAGAACGTTTTCAGGAGTTGTTCCAAAGCTATTGGAAATCTGAGTCTCAGTCAATTGACTAAGGTGATTTTCCTGGTTTTCTAAGATGATAGACAGGCCACGAGCCTTATCAGCATCTCTTTCGTAAAGACCTTCAAGACCTTCACCTACATCGGGGGTCTTGCTCCACTTTTCAAACAGCTGATCACCGAAGTTCTGACGTTCGGACAGCCGTTCTGTCATTTCTGCTCTTTTAGCAGTTTCACGCATTTCCTTACGCATTTTTTATTTCTCCTATGAAATATTCAAATTTTTAAGGGTTGGCTGTTAACTCAATCATATCTGTTTGAAAAGCATTTTTATATTTAATCTTGCTTTTAAACCCTTTATTACACTAATAGTACGAGAGCCTTCTCAGACTCTCTATTTTTAAAATCCTAAAATAGGATCTACGATATATCCTTCCATCTGTTTCAACACATTGGCTGCAAGTTTTCTTTCTGAAACAACATCTGATCTATTTCCATATAGATTTTCATTCTCGCAAGCCAAAGCAAAAGCTTCTTGAGCATCAAGATTTTGATCTTCTATATATTCAATTGTGTAGAAAACAACATATGCTGCTCCATCATGAGCAGAACCGGTCATTCTAAGAATATTAGAAAAACTGGCAGATTCTGCTATTCTAGGAATAACTTCAATACGGTCTCCTACCTCTAGGATTATGTCAGTTCCCGGAATTCTGATTTCTTCAATGATATCGATTTTCCGAAGATTCTTATGCATATTAGTTCCATCCTTCTCTGATGTAATTTCTCTTTTTACTGGTAAATTCAGTTTTAGTCTTTCTCACAGCGGTATCTTTTTCATGATACTTATCACGGTGAACTGAACGATCTCCACCAGCAAGAACACCTTTCAATCTCAGGTAAGTTCTTTGAGCTTCCATCAGAGTTTTAGAACCAAGGATGTCTTCTTTAATTGCTTCAACCGCAGGATTACTATATTCCAGGTCTTGGTAGTAGTTAACGATTTCAGGCTTAACACCTTCAAACAGAGGATCAACTTCAGGAGTTTCATCTTCCTCAATTTCTTCAGTTTCCTTTACCGGGGCTTTAGCACTTTCAGCAACTTTTTCTCTTGTTCTTTTTAACCGATCTCTAAGAGTATTCATCTTAAGAACCAGTTCTTCTTTTTCTTCTTCAAGAGCTTCAATCATAGAAAGAGACTCTTTGTATTCAGTAGCTGTCACCATACCATTCTTTTCAGCCAGAGCAACTTCATGCATTTCTTTCAGCTTGTTTGTCATGGCTTTGGTATTATCCAGAAGAGCAAGACCTTTTTCATAGGCTTCACTAATCTTTTCCAACTCATCTTTTAATTCAGCATTTTCTTGAGTAAGGGTATCAACCTGAGCAGTCAGCTCGGCGGTTTTTTCCGCAATGGTAGCATCAAAGGATTGACCTTTTTCAGCCAGTTCTTTAACCTGAGCTTCAGCTTCCATAAGAGCAGTTTCAACTTCAGTTTTTAAATCAACAGCAATCCCTTCTTCAAAATAGCTTAACAGCTCAGAATAGGATTCTACCTTTTCGGAAGCTTTTTCCAAAACAGCAATCTCTTTCATTCTAGATGCTATATTAAGTTTAAAGCTCTTTTCCTCGAAAGAGGCCATTTTATTTTCACTCATCTTTTCTTCTCCTTTATTATCATCTTCAGGTATTTCCACCTTGTCTTCAACCTTTTCTTCAACTTTCTCTTCTTTCTTGGGAGCGTCAGCAACCTTATCATCTTCTTCTCCAAAGACAGAATAGGAAGGATTTAGAACATGATCAGCAGGTCTTTCTAAATCGTAGGATTCAGCTTTTACTGTAAACCCGTCTTTTTCAAATTCTCCAAATCCAGAAGTGGATAAACCGACTTTTCCACCAGCTTCCAATTTAGCCTTTACCTGTTCACCCCAAGGACCGAACAAATAGGCATCAGCAAGAATAAGTTTCTTATCTTCAGAGAATCTAATGTTTCTCCAAATACACCATTCATCTTTTGTTGAACCCTCTCTTTCAGGATGGTCCATAAGGCCAGAAGCCCCTTCTCCCATTTTCTTTGAGATTACATTCTCCCAAAGTTTTTTAGGATAAACCCTTTCATTAAGGTTCTTTTCTCCAGGACGAGAAATAGGAAAAGTGTAAACAGCCAGTGCTTTATAGGACTTTTCTTTTCCACCCTCTTCAATTGTGATTTTTTGTTCACTCTCGTTTAAAGAGTCAGCCTTTCTATAGTGGGTTGGTGCAACCAAAATATTTTCAACAAGTCTGCTTTTCATCGTATTAACTCCTATCAATAACTTAATAGTTATGAGATTTTTTCAACTTAATTATTTTTTAGTTTTCTTCTTAGAAGAAAAAACGCCTTCTTCTAGCTTATTTTCCGTTTCTGTTCTCAACATAGAGAACACTTGCGCATGTTCAGGAAGAGTTTTCAAAGAAGTAAAGTAATGTCTTCCATTCATGGTTCCTTCTTGAAGTCCTAATTTCTTTTTAGACTCAAAGTAAGAATCAAGAATTACCTCTTCACAAAGCCGGGTTTCAATCTTTTCTCTAAGAGGAGCTGGACAATCTTGGACAGAAGAAAACAGACCTCCACCCATTTCATCCCCACCCGGTTCACCTTCTTTATCCTTCCTAGATTTCTCTATAGACTTGATATACTTATCAACATCCTCAGGGTCTAAGAAAGAAAGGTTTGAAAAGACATCTTTTACAACATCCATTGGAAGAGCTTCATCTCTGTCTAAACCTACAGCTTGACCAATGTTATCTAGAACATCTTTGGCCAATCTTAGAGTATCGTTCTTCATTCTAAGTTTATCTTGTGACTCTTCCAATACAGGAAAGTTCATAGTAAGTTCAAACTCGGTCATTTCTTTATCGAACTGGCCGGTAATCAAGAAGTGAAGTTTTATCAGATAAGTAAGCTGTTCTAAGAAGGCTGACTGTAAAGAGTAAACAGCTCTTCCAAAGGGTTTATGCTGTTGAAGTAATGATTGTCCGGAGGTACCGAAAGAAGCCTTATCAACTACAAGATACCCCTTTGGAATTCTAGTTCCCATAATCATATCGTCTCTAAGAAGTTCAACATCAGCTATGTCATCCATTCTTAAATCAGACTTGATTTGATTATGGCTTAGTAACCCGTCTGGAACCCAAACTTCCGATCCTACAGAAAAGTCATCCTGCTGTTTAGATTGTATACCTACATTATGAAATTCTGTTCTTGCTTCATTTACAGCGTCCCACTTTTCAGCTTCACTCATACTCTCTGACGTGGATACTGAATATACTTCTTTAGGAAAGGATAGAGCTCTGGTAAGAGCCATTAGATTCTTCGATGTTTTTAACTGACGGAAGGGACCAATTGAATAAATAAACATTGATCTTCCGAAAGGCCAGAACTCAGATTTCTTTGCATTAAGTCGGTAGTGATTTACTGCCCAAGGAGGAAGGAAAAGGTCTCCTTCAAGTTGAAAGCCAAAAAGATAATTTCTGAAATAAGCAGCATAAGAATCAGAATCCGCATTTTCAAGTTCATCTAATAATCCTTTAAGTCTTGGGTCTCTATTTATGAAAGCTTTTGATTTTGCTCCACGGAGTTTAGTGGCCACATCGGAAGCTTTAAATTCTATTCTATCAACTATCGTCCTAACACTTTGAGAAGCAAGTTCTTCCACTCCGTCTTTTGTTATGATATTGATATCGAATGAGTCTCCGAAAAAGGCCATGTTCCAGAGGGTTTCTCTAACGTAGGTTTGATCTACTCCCCATCTTTCCAGCAGGGAAAAAATCTCTTTGGCTACTTCTTTTTTCTTAGAGGCAGCATCTATGATTTTAGATTGGGAATCACACTGAGAACCCTCATCAGCATAAAGATCAGCAGACATTGAAATTATTGTATCATTGTACAACATATATTCCAAGTCATCATATCTTTCAAAACGATTTTTCAGGGTTTCATTACTGTCTGAAGTGGATTGGATATAGTGTTTCCACAGAGTTTCAATCCGAGGAGAAAACTTGACTCTACTCCCGGTCTTTGGATCAACCGGGACAAATTCAGAAGAATTCTTAATAGAGCCAGTATCTTGAACTTTCTTTAGACCAAATCGTCTAAGTAGTTTATTTACAAAAGTGTCGTTTGCCATGAACTAATAGTTCATGATAAATAATTATGTGATATCTTTCACCAGAAGGATTGTATCACCTTTTTCCAGAATTATGTCTGTACCGGGTAGTCTTACATCATCCGGAAGAACGATTTCAGCGGATTCTTTAACTTTCTTTTTGCAAGACATACAATAGCCAGTGTTTTTAAGAACTTTACTACCACATTCCGGGCATTTGAAAGTTCCAGTTTCTGCTTCATCTTTCTTGGCACACTCTTTGCAAACACCGTCTTTCATTTCTTTTCCACAGTCTTCACAAACTTCCATGTCCTTTTCTTTCTCTTCCTCTTTTACTGCTTCTTTCTTTTCACCGGACATCTCTTTAGAAATGGCAGTTGTAGCCTTGTCCAATTTTTTCATGAACTCATTGGCTTTTGGGTCGTCTGAAGTGGCCAGACCCTTAAGAAGTTGTAAACTTTTCATCTGAGCTTCGTTGTCTTTACCAAAATCTCCGGCCATATCCTTAATAACTTTTCCAACGTCAAAAGCTTCGGACATCTTTTTATTTTCAGTTTTCATTTAAATCTCCTGATTTATTCAGAGCTTCCCAGCTCTTTGTCGATAGTTAAAAGAATCGTATCACTTCCACCGAAGGAATTGATTCTAGCCAAAATGTCATTATACTTAGCCTCTTCTTCAACCTGTTCATTCACAAACTCAAGAAGGAACTTTTCTGTATTGTAATCACCGGCTGACCGTGACTCAGCTAAAAGAGATCTGACCCTTGCAGACACTTCTTTTTCATGCTCTAAGGCTATTTCAATCAGATCAATAAAACCGGTTGGAGTACTGATCGGGCTGAAGCTTTCTGAAGTAATCTCGGGAAGAGACTCAAGGTCTTGAATGATTTTTGAAAACTTATGAGCATGACCAAACTCTTCTTCGGCTGCCTCATGGAAATAATGAGCAAGTCCTTCAAAGCCTAAGAACCGGGATTGATTGGACAACTGTTCATAGACCAGAGCTGAATACAATTCAAAATTGTACTGAGCATTTAAAGATTCCCTCAATGGAGAAAACCCTTCTTTTAGAGTCTTTGCTGACTCTGTAAACTTCATTCTTCTCATCTATTTTCTCCTTAGAAAATATTATTTCTTAAGCATCATT